TATTGTTACGTCACCTATAGCTCCAGTTGCTTCTAGGTTGTTAGTAGTTAAATCATATATGTTCTTTCCATCACCTACAGGGTTCCATCCCCACTGTATATTCCTACTGCTGTCGTATCCTGCAAAGTCAGGACGTGGATTACGTATCGCTTGAGGATCACGTACGGGATACATACCCAACTTATTCTGTGGGTGGTCTGGCCCCCAACACTCACGACACGCTTTTATGTTAGTATCTTTACCTTTTTTGATTATATTCCGCAACTCTTTTAATTTGTAACGGAACCCACAAACATCGCATTCTGCTAGTGCTTTGTTATTAGATGCGAATGCGCGTGCCATACTATATACTACTTATACGAGGTACAAAGATAGCGGAAGTTTTCTCCCTATCTTCACCTGCCGCTAAACTAAACTGTTCCTCATAGGCCGCTTTTAACATCTGCACGCGATCTACTAGCTCTGGTACTTTCATAGCTATGTTATAGGCGAGGCCCGCAACAAGGCAAGGTAAAAACCTAAAGTTCATATCCGCTGTTTCAACGCCAGCACCCGCATCTTCTACACGTCTTAATCGGTAGTAAGCGAATATGTACCCACTCTTGTCAGGTACAGGCCAAACATTAATATGTGGACGTTCTGTTAAACGCTCGATCCACACTTGTATTGGCCTACCTTGTGTTAACTTGTTTGGGATAGCCGAGTAGGTACTCACACTAATACGACTTATGGTAAGATCTGATTGTTTTGAAGTGCTACCACTATCAGTACGAATTACTTGTTCAAGTAAATCTATAGTGTCAGTTGGTAGACTGTAACGAGAAGTACCTGATACCAGTGTTACTGTACCACTATCAATTGTCCACATGTTAATGCCACGGTTCTGCCACTCAATAGTCATTAAGTTCATAGACCGACGGGCAGTTCTTAAATCATAGCCTGAACGCATTTCGCGTCCTGCGCGTTCCCATGCTTCCTCAGCGATCTCCGTAAAGTCCATGTCAAAAGCGGTAGTTCCTGAAGAGGCCATTGGTTACTCCTAAATATTAAAGCTTCCGTTAAAATACGACTTAACTGTCAAAAGTAAATCTTTTTTCTTTATTCGTCTGTCAAGCTCAACACCATGTTCGCGCATTATAGCCTCAAGTTCTACTTTACTCATCGCATCAAAATCAGAAACAAATTCTTCTACAACTTCTTCTACAACTTCTTCTACAACTGCAGGTTGTAGCTCTGCAAGAAGTGCTACCGCTTGATGTTCTTTTAATATATCAGATCGAACTGCAGTGTGCGTACCATCTGCATGTCTAACACCTATTTGAAACAGTGGGTTGTTACCCTCACCGTTTTTTACGTGAATCATTTCTAGTTTACTCATGTTGTTCCCTTTTTTATAATGTATTTATACATACTGGGTCATCTTTCTTTTACTCTCTAGTACGGCTCCACAACCTCTAGCAATGTCTTTTTTCCTACGGGCTAACCCGCCTCTTCTAAGGCGTACTGTAGCAGGTTTTGTATTCTTTACTACAGTTTTTCCTGAGCTCTTCTTTTTTCTTGCTGTTGCTGCTTTTTGAGATTGGCTTAGACTATTAGCTTTACTTCTAGGAAGACACCTATCTGGGTTCTTTTTATCTTTAGAAGTACCACATTCGCCTTTGACTTTACCGTCTGTGCCAATTCTGACCCAATCTTGGTCGCGCCATTTCTTTAGATCTCCCATTATTTTTTCTTCTTCCCCTTACTACCTTTAGCATAGTTAGGGTCTTTACAATATTTAGATGCAGCCATGTTAGCATATGCACTGGGGTAAGTGTCGAATGTACGTTTTGCCCAAGATTTACCTGATGCACAAATTTTACCCCCAGATTTATAATACCTACGCATTGTCATCCTCTTTGTATAAATTATTAAATACGCGCTCTGTGTCCCACACGTAACTTACATCCTCTTTCGAGTTATAACTGTGTTGATTTGGTTTAAAGTCTGGCGCTCCTTGGCCTGTTTCAAACCACGCAGGGTGTGTAACCCGAACTCTATTGTTGGGTAATGCAACAATGTTGCCTGTATACTCTCCTGCGTCTAATAATTCAAGTACATGGCTTTGTTTATGTTGCGCGGGGTCATCTGCCACCTCATTATCTGTGTAGTCCACAGTAAAGTAATACTTAGCAGGATAGAACTCACCATCAACTTTAGCTATCCAAGGAGCTGGCGATGCTCTTTCTAGCTTATAGACAGAGTGATGATGGGACATACAATCCCAAGGTTGAGCTACATACGGAGGTAACTCTGTAGCCCATTCTTCTACAGGTACATCAGCAACTAACGCTGTAATGGGTAATCTAGCCCACATAGCTCCACCATGAACATTTGGTTCATCTGTATCGTCAGACTCGCACCCAGTAAATATAACTTGAAAACTAAGACTCTTATTAGGTATTGTTGTAACCCCAATAACCATAGCGTGTAAAAACTCCCCGTGGTAGTCTTCTAAATTTTTAGTATACTCTCTCCGAACCCACGCTTTAAAGTAAGGGATACTACTTGTTAAATATGGCATTATGCCTTCTTTTCTTTTTTTCTTTTCGCTGCAGCAATTTTCTTCCTGCGTTGTGATACTGCAGATGCTTTACTAGGTGGCCTAGATATCTGCATCTGCATGTTTGCTCGACTTATAGCCATGTTACCTCATTTTTGCTGGACGTACACCTCGTTGAGCAATACCTGCACCTCGAACTTTACCACCTTTTTTCATACTTTTCTTCTTCATCATACCGCCGCCCATCATCTTCTTGACTTTACGACCTTTCTTCATACCCATCTCAGCTCTATCTCTAGCTGACATACCTTCACCTGGTTTAGGGCTTGGCATAACTGTAGCTGGTACAGATCCTTCTGGTATACCCTCATACTTAACACCGCTGTGCTCTAGTTCTTTTGCTTCTCTAGCACTTAACATTTGAAAAGGTTTTGGCTTTGGTTTTAGTTTTGGTAACGGCTTAGGCTTTACTTTACTTGCTAATGCACCATCGCCTGGTTTTGGTATTGGTTTTGGCCCGCCTTTTACTTGCTTCCCAAACTCAGCACTTGTTGCTGTACTTCCAGCACGTCCAGGGTAACCTGCGGTCATTTGTTGGCTAGATATTATATCTGCTATTGGTTGCCCTGGTCTTTTCTTTTTCTTTCTTTTATTTAATTCTTCTAAGGATATTTCATTACTATATGGGGTAGCCATCTTAACATCTCCATCGTTTGCGTGCCTGTCTAAGGCGACTGTTAGGGTCTTTAGCGGCTTTAGGAAATTGTCTCATTTGTCCCGCAGAACGTGCACAGTAAGACTTTCGTCTACCCGCCCGCTTACCTGTTGGTTTACTTTCTGTAACTGCTGTTTTTAGTTTACTTCCAGGGTTGTTGCGTTTGTATTTTGCAACTCCTTTAGCGGTCATGCCCGCGCCAGATTTAGTAGGGCGCTTGTCCCCGCTACCAATAGACATGCCTTTCATACCCGAACCGCTTACTTTACGGCCAGATTTGTAATACTTACGCATAGAAAAAAGACATCATGTCGGCAGTTGCAATCGTATATTTAATCGACAATCCAGAACTAAACAAAACTCCGTCGGCGGGTATAGTTCTATCTAGAGTAGTGTTATCTGTACCAATAGTTCGAGCTTTAAATAAAACCGTTCCCGACTCTGGAGTACCGTTTATAAACTCAATAACTCCTGCAGTGCCTCCAGATACAATAGAGAACCCTTTAAGCCGTGTTGGGCCGCCAAAAACAGCTTGCGCTGCACTTGCGGTACTGCCCACTATTATGTTCCCTGCAAATTGTGCAGAGCTTGTTATTGAAGTAACCGTTTTAAAATATTTAGTACCGTTAACAGCTTCAGCAGATCCCGTGGAAGTAATTACTTCTGTAAGCGCGGCATCAAAAACATCTGTTCCTACGATTGTATTTGTTTTTGCATTATCACCTGTCCCAGCAGTTGAAACAGCTAAAATTCTAGCCCCGCCAGAAGCAAAAGAACTGTTTGCGAGTGTGGC